CCTTTTAATCGCAATATCCATATATTCCTGTTGCTTTTCAATTCCTATGAACCTAAATCCCTCTAGCTTAGCAGCAATTCCAGTTGAACCGCTGCCCATAAACCCACATGATTTGATCCCGAATTTCAAACCCGGCATCTTCAATTGCACAGGCCATCCTATGATAAGTGCGGCTACCGCCGAACGCTAATAAATGGCCACCTGGCTTTAATACCTCTAGGCATAGTTTCCATAACTCGACATCATTAGCAATGCCAGACTTATCCCAGCCTTTGTTCATAAACCCAAGTTCATACGGCGGGTCAGTAACAATTGCATCTACCTGTTGACCCTTTGCAATCAAATCCCTTATCGCATCTTTACAATCCGACAAAACGCAGACATATCCCTTGTCTAACACTATTCTTCCCTATGTTTGTGGGCTATTTCTGCACTTTTAATTACATGCTCCACCGCAGTTCTAGCATTTTCGGAATCAACCTTTTCTTGTTCAATTCCAAGTTTGATTTGGTTCTGATTAATTTGCGCCATAATCTGCATAAACTTAACATCAGTTAAGGTCTTCTCATTAGCAACTTTAGCAGCTTGGATAGCTAGCTCTCCTTCTTGTTTTTGTTGTTGTTGCTGAATCTTAGCCATCTCAATTTGTTTAATGGCCTCAGTTTGCTCACGCATTGCGGTTTCTTCAGGATTGCCTTGCTGTGCTTGTTGTTGTTTTTGTTCTTCTAATTGCTTCATAAACTGAACGGCTTGAGCCTTAAGCCCCTCAATACCTCTAATGTCCATGTTATCTAGAATTGTTTCTAGCCCCATAGTATTAATAAACTCAGCAAACAATTGACTGGACTGCATCATTCTAATTATTTGATCAAGCGCTACTTGTTTTTGTACTGCGCTACTAACCCCTGCTTCAACCTTAATCTGTAAACTATTTGGGTTGTAACTAAAGTCTACGCTTTCAGGATTATTTGGGTGATTAATAATTTGGTAAGAGCGCTTACCGTCAGGCTCCTTTACTGGTAAGCTTCTAGGCGTTACATAATACTTAGGAATTAAGTCAACAACTATTTGGGCAACCCTATTTAAGCCTCTAATATAGCCCTGTAAATAAGGAATGGCCGCAGCATTAGATTGCATTGCTCCTTGCTGTATGGCGACCCCTGATATTTGCTTATCGTTAGTTCCTAATATGGAATCATACGTACCTAATATAGTTTGGGTAACCTGATCGGTCCCCATAAAAGTCATATTAACAATGTCGGGAGTAGGGGTTCGTTGAACTTCTCTTGGGGGCGGTAATGGTTGCTCTGGATTATCTTTATAAAATGCGTTATAAACCAACGTAGATGCTTGCTGTACGTTTTTATAAGCGTCCGCATAATCCTCTGGTATAGACTCAACTGCTACCATAAATTTATGTTGCACCATGTTTTCAATTTCGGCAGCAACGGTCTGTCCTGAGAAGTTTTTAAGTTGTTGCACACCTTTAGCATGATAAACAAAAGGCCTGGTCATCTGCATTGATGCACCATCTTCGTTTTCTCTAATTACCACACTATTGCCATCAATAAATACTAACGGGAAGAACTTATAGGATGTTTCTTCGTGAGACAGTACTTTATCTTCACAAACCATATAGCGATCAATTGTTTCGATAATGGTTTCTCTTTCATCTATAAGAATGGGGGCTTGTTCAATAAACCCTTGATTACCCCATAGTTTAAGGAATTCCTCATAATGTTTTTTAACAATAGTATGGCCGTTAGAAAGTTTTACGATCTTCTCTTTCTTCTTTTTCTTGCAGTAGTAATCGGCAACCAGTATGATTTCTTGATCTTGATTTAAATAGCTCCAATTAAAATCGCCTACATGGCTCGATCTTTCAAACTTCATATTGTCGGCCGAGCCTTTACCGAATTCTTCTTCAAAATCTTCTTTTGATTTAGGGATTAACTGAAAGCAGTAATTACCATCGCCCTTATGTGATTCTCTGGCTAACGGATCGAAGCCAGTTAAAGTTGGATCGAATACTCGCTCTACTTTAATATTTTGCTCAAAAGATAGCTCGTTAATGTAGCCTGTATAAACGTGGACAACACTATAACCACCAGCTAATAAGTCTGAATAAATGTTATACTCTAGTGCATCGTTGGAGGCGTCAAAGAAAATCTCTCTTAAATGCGCCTCTATTATTTCTAATGTTTGTAAAAATTCTGGGGTTAGCTCTTCAATTCGCACACCGTCGGCAGCTCTTGCCACTATTGATGGTTCTTGTTTCGCGAACTCGCCTCTTAGCCTTGAAATCATCGCTTCTAAGATGTTAAATTCTATTGCAGGTTTTTGTAGCACATCTAATTTAGTGATGTCATCGGACGATAACGAAGTCTGGAAGACAAACTTCATAAAGTCATTAAAGCGATTAACATTCTTTATAAAATATTCGTGCGCGTGCTCAATATTTTTCTTGATTTCGTTTAACTTATCCGTGTGCTTTTTAGCTACCATTTGAAATCCTTTTCTGGTGGTTGAACTACTTAGATAGATACATTCCTTATATCTAAGTTTTTAGTATAGTAAAATCTAAGGAAATAACTATAAATGGGGATAAGAATGGCACACATAGATACATTACAAGTATACAAAGAATATTTATCTGGGGGCTACACAGAAAGCCAAGCAATTACGGCTGTAAAGGCCTTGAATGCCTCATTTGACGGCGCAGCCACTAAAGAAGATTTAAATAGCCTAGAAAAAAGAATAGATTCAAAGTTTGATGCTAAGTTCGGTATGCTAGAAAAAGCCTGCATAGCAATAATTGTGCTGCTTCTGAAGGTAGCTTTTTGGTGATTCATATTTTTTCCCTATGGTTGCCTCTAGTGGCTTCAATCCGTTGATCTATCCAGTTGTCTACCTCGCTCTCAAGCCAGCCAACCGATCTGGCTGAAAGTTTTATAGGTTTAGGGAAAACACCTTTAGAGACTTTTAAATAAGATACCGAACCCTATTGTTCTTTATAATAGGGTTCATAAAGCCATAACGCATTGAAAATTAAGGAAATTAAGGTAGACTCTATTGTTTTTTGGGAGATCCTTTTTTTGCCCATTCTGGCCTAATAAAGCTAGCCATGCGCTTTGCTGTAGTTGGGTCAAATTCTTTATTACTTAACCAATCAATTACATCTTGATTCCTTGGATGCTGTTTTTCTTAGTACAGGCTCAGCTTAGATAATGTTTTATATTCTTTCATTGTACAAAAATGGATAACCAATTTCGTACAATTAAACGATGCTTTTCGTACAATAATTAAGGTTTTCGTACAATTCTTTATCGTTTTCGTATTATGGATAACAATTTTCGTTAAAGTTGTGCTATTTTCGTACAATTATTTAATTAATTTCGTACTATAAATTGTTATTTTTAAAAAATTTATTTGCACTAGAAAACTTCCTGTTCAGATTTTCTACTGACAAATTTTCTTTTTCAGGAAATTTATTTGCAATATCATCAATTAGTTTATTTTGAGTTTTATAAGGGGTAATACTATTATGTTCATCATGTCCTTTTGATATTAGCACACGTAATAAGCTGCCTATATGGTAATCATATATTTCTTTCTCCTCCACGTAGGAGCCCAGCTTTTTGAACACATCAACATTTGACTCTAATGAGTTATAAATAGCCTAGAAAAAAGAATAGATTCAAAGTTTGATTAAAGTTATGATTACAGTATAATTTATTTGATGTTCTTTATTAGCCGTTAGTAGTTCTGCAAAAACACTAACGGTAGCTTTTTGGCCTTAATTATTTTCTAGACCTCCTAATGGCTGTCAGTTTAGTATTAAAATCTTGCGCCAATGATTTAAGTATTGGTGCGCTTGGGTTTGGCTGTTCCCTAAATGCCGTAACAGGATAAGCAAAAGTTAAACAAAGCGCGTCCGCTTCGTCTGACGACCTGATTCCCCTCTTTTTCATATCTTCCTTTTTCTCCATAACCAATCTAGAGTTGGAATCAAAACTATAGCGTATACCGCATAAATCTGCATGTAAGCTGTCTACATCTGGTATTTGTACTGGGATATCCTCTAGCCAATTGGCGCACTTACCCCACATCTCAGCACGCTTATTTGAATACTTCTGGTCGTCTAAGCTTTTTGAACCAGCGTTAACCGCAACGACAGCCTCCTTGTGGCCTAATTCATTAAGCCTGTCGACAACACCAGCTCCCAATCCGCCGACATCAACAAACACCTTTAAAGGCCGATGCTGTTCAATCAATGAATGAACAATGCCAGTTACCTCCATTGTGTCTTTCTTGGTATAGCTTTGTAATCCAAATGCCACACGGCCTTGCCTAAAGATTATTGAAGTGCGATCATCACCAAATCGGGCAGGGTCAACCCCCATAATTAAAGGGCCGTATTTCTCTGCCGTTTCTTTTCTCGCTCGCATTACTATTGATGAATCGATAAATGAATTCTCGCCTTTAAGTTGGAAAGCCTCATTTGGATTGCATGGATATTCCTGGCAAAAGCTTTTCTCCCCGTCTTGACCGTTAACTGATAAATCAGTAATTTTAAATCGCCGCCAGGCTATCTGCTCTAAGGTTAACCGATAAGCTTCAATTAAGCGTAACTCTATATGATTAGGTTTAAAGTCCGGCGACGTTTGTCTTTTATATTCGTCTTGCCAGAACCATGGAACAAAGATAGCTATAAAATCAGACATGCCGCCCTCTGCTTTTTGCCACATCTGATGAAAGTAATTACCAACCCCGTTAGCGGTTGATTCCAATATGATCTCTGTTCCTGTTGCGTCTGGCACGGCTTGCAGTATACCTTTAGTATGCTCGTGAGCATTTGCCCAAAAGGCAATCTCAGAGCCATGGAATAATTGAATAGTACTGGAGCGCCCAACCGCTTTATTTTCGGCTGTTCCTAGTTTATATCCGCTATCTAACCGCCCAAAGATAAGCTCTTTAGAGTTGTTGGTGCTAATATCAGGCTGAACTAAGTTTGGGGTATTCTGATAAAACCGCTGCGCCATCTTAAATAGATTATTGGTAGCATCTAATGCATGAGTTAAGATAAAGCATTGTGTCCCCTTATTGTGGGTGGTCTTATGATAGAAGCGTCCGCCCACATAAGTTGAGTTGTGCGATACTAGTCCTTCGCATACGTATGTTTTATTGCTTGTTTGTAAATCTATAACTCTTTGTTTTTTTAGGTGAGTTATTTTGATTATTTTTGCCCAAGGCTTGATACCATCTGTAGCTGCCTTCCCTGGTAACTCATGCCCCAAGTGCCACTCATCCTCAGTAAACCTAGTTGGTCTGCATCTTGAAAATAACTCCATTATATAAGGAAGCCTATGGATATCTAAGCGATGTACTGGCTTATCCCCAAGCTTGCTGCTTATCCCAGAAGTTCTACGATCTAGAACTTCACAATAAGGCATCTCAATGCTTTTAAAGTATGCCTTTATTCTATCTAAAACTGGGCCAGCTGTTTGGTGTACACTAATTCTTTTTGTGCCACCATTTTTACCTCGCATACTTCCTTCGCCATCGATAATTCCACCCATCCAGCCATCCTCGTAAGATGACTTATAGTTTGGCGGCCGCATAACCACCCTTACATGATCCCCAACCTTAAAGTCGGCTACACGCCGCCACCTTTGCTCACAGCCACCCCTTTGTTTGCAAAGCATCCTATGTTCTGGGGTTACAACTAGTCTTGCACCATTATCAAATAAAATTTCATAAGTCTGTTTATAGAAAGTAGCCTTCGCTTCTACGACAGAAGTCCTAAATTTTCTTGATTGTTTGCGCCCTATTTTGGTAATCCCAGCAGAATTTTCATCACAACTAACTAGTTTATCTCCCACATTAATTGTTCCTATGGGCAACCATTTATAATCAGCTGTTAGCACGCGCATATCAGGGGAAAAACAGCAGCCCTGTTGTCTTCCTTTCAAGATCAGTGCTCTAACTCTACCTGTTTGTCTTCTTTGATCTTCTAATCGCTCATGTATATACTGCTGCGCTTTATTTAAGACAAACGGCGCAATCTCACCTTGCTTAGTGCGGATTTTAAGACAACGCGAAGCATAATGTATAAAGTTGTCTTTTAAAAGTTGGCGTGTCTTAATCTCGTCATCAGTCATCGTATGACTTATTGTTTTTTTCGTCCATCATTTTATCATTCCATTTATACGAAGCTTTTTTCCGTAAACTCTTTATAGCGTTATCTCTAATTTGAGACGGCCTCGACCAGCTCACTCCAAACGTAGTGGCTATTTCTCTAAAAGTTAAGCCGTCTCGATAAAAAAAGTTTATTACCTGCTGCTGCTTAGTTGGTAATTGTTTAATATAATCTGGCAATTCTGTTACGGTTATAAGTACACGCCCTTCAAAGTTACCGTTAATTAGCTCTAATAATCGCTCAAAGCTATGCGAGCGCACACTATAGTTCATCTTTTATCCCTTGTTATTGGTGCTTGCTTTTGATGGGATTCGTGTTTTTTACGTATTAATTGTAATCTTTTAATATTCTCTTCTAAAGTAAAACAGCTCGCCAAACTAAAGGCCAATCGTTTTGCTTGCTCTATCTTTTTTGCTAATTTATTAAAACACTCCGCTGTATACCCACATCCTGTAAGTGGGCTTATATTTTCTAGCGTTTCCTCTATCTCATAGAGGTTTTGTACTATTTCACTTACCAAATCACTTGCATTTAATTCACTCATTCTCTTAACACTCCTTCTAACTTTTGTTTAAATTCTGCCAAAGTAATTGGCGTTACATCAATGGTGCTTGGTGTCATAAACTCGTAGAACATTACAGCTAATGCATAAAAGTCTCCTGGAGTTAGCGCATCAAATTCTTTGTTGTTTATAATAGGCGGCCAATTCGGTCCTTGCAGATCTGGTAATGGCCTCATTTCAAAAGCTCCAGCGCATCCTCATGTTTAATATTAACTGTTGATTCACTATGAACTCTGTCGCCATAAATTTTTGGTATTAGTTTTGATGTTAACCATTTACGAGTGTCAACTCGTAGTCTTGCGTGTTGTATTTCTTCACTAGTAATTTTTGGTTCATCACAAATATCTATAATTTGTTCTGCGAATAGATCGGCCTGAATAAGTTTAGCCTGTGCGTAGCGTGCAGCAAATTCTGGGTAATTAAAGCGCCATTCCATAAGGGTTTGGCAACAAGGAAAGTCTGGATTTGAATCACACATTCTGCGCATACCATCTGTGCAAGTGGATACCTTGTGGCAAATTTTATTTGCTAATGCTTCCGTATAATTTGTTGGTCTGCCAGGAGTGTGTTTACTTTTTACGCTTAGCTTGATTGTGGGTAGTTTTGCTATCTGTTTTTTTAACTTCTCGCGATTCTTCTCTTTTTGCGTCATTGGTGACATCCTTGTCTATTGTTGGTTTAACTTCCCCATCATTTAAAGTAATGCTATCGCCACTCCATG